GTTTTTTTGGCTTTTTCTGCCATGATCACTGCACGATCACCTGGTGTGCCTTCAAACAACTCTGCTTCAATGTTGTACTCAGCAAGTTGGTCCAGCATCTGCTGCGATGATCTTACACTGTGATCGCGTTCGGGTAGGTATATTACAAATGCTTTCATACAGAGAACACGGCTTCGTGACGATATCTATCTATAATTTTGTATCCAAACTGTGCAAGATATTTTTCAACTTCGGGAAAAGGCTTGTCATATCTCAATCCATGACCGGCTTCTTCCACAGCAATGATTGGCAGGTATTTTTTGATTGTTTGTTCTGCCCCATTGAGAGCAAACCATTCAAATCCTTCAATGTCCAAGTGTATGTAAGAGCAGTCATCTAGATTCAAGTCATCAATCATCAAGGTAGGTATCTTGTCAGCTTGCTTGCCCTTCTTGGCCATCTTGACTAGATCCTGCCCACCAGCAATGTGATTCTTGCCCCGATCATCTTCACGCCAGGTCACACTGACCAAGTTTCGCTCATTGCCAATACAGGCCTGGTATTTCATGACATGGCGTTCAGGATTGTTGAGTGTCAAGCAAAGGAAGTTTATATTGTCAGGCTCAAACACATACACTCGCTCAAACTGCTGGGCGTATATCTTGGTAAACCATCCCATGTTGCCGCCGGCTTGAATCATGACTTTTTTGTCGGGCACATGAGTCATCAAGTGCTCAGGCAAGTCTGACTCTTTTTTGGTCCAGTTAAAACATCTAACTTCATTTTTTGGCCACCAAAGGCCTTCTCGTATTTCCAATTGATCTATCATTTTAAGTGTTCCTTTGTTGACAATATTCTGTAAGTATGCGTTCTCGGTGCCACTCGTTGCCTTGTGGTGTGTCAGCAAACTCCTGAAAACATGGCGTGCCAAGTGTGTAGTGCAGTAACTTGGCGTCGGCATTTGGCCCGTACTCATCGGGCAACCAGTTCCATTCTTTTGGTAGTTCGCCTATACGACTATCATCTATCCACGAGAAACGGTGGAGCTCACTGCCGGTGGCGTGTTGGACAAAGTCTGGGGTAAGTTTCCTGTTGGGAAAGCTATTACAATTCCACAGTATCACACTTGACCAGTTCTTGCGTGGATAGTCTTCATTCTTGGCCCCTAGGTATTTAACAGGCATACGTGTCTTGTAGTCATGCTTGACCACTTGCACGTCTTTGGTAGCGTCACGCATGTTCCAAAGTTCAGCTATGTCCCCACGCACAATCATGTCGCCGTCAATGAAGATAGCATGACCAGTGAAATCGCACAGGTAAGGAACCAAGAAGCGTGTGTAGATAAAGTGATTGGATCCATCGGTGTGTGTTTCGCTGTAGTCTCGGAACAGGTTCAGGGCTACAGGCACAATGGCCACTGGTTGACTACTGTTGCGAATGATTGAATTTGCACACACATGATAAGCAATGGCTTCGCGTGGATCGTAACCCACAAACACAGGAATTGGCTTCATCGACGCTCAATATCCTCTTCCACACAATTGTCGCCGTATTGTATTTCGATCAGACGCAGAGGTTCGTCAGTTTCGTTGCACAGTTGATGCCATTCATTGAGTTGTATCCAGGTATGTTGATGACGTGCAGGGCTGGCCATTAAGTCATAATCAGTGCTGTGCGGATCCACAGTGTACACCGTGGCTTCGCCTTCGGCTACAAACCAAAACTCTGCTCGGTGTTCGTGTCGTTGCATGCTGAGACACGTTTTGGGATTCACTGTGAGTTCTTTGAGTTTGACATGCGACCCTACTTCATGTAACACACGATAGTATCCCCAGGTACGATCTGTCTTGGGCTTTTTCCAGCCTTCAAGAATCCAGCTCGAACTGTTCTTTTTGTCTTCGCCACCAACTCCAAACACAAACTCCAGACGTGGGTCTTGCACACTCATTTCGGGAATGTTGTTGGCTGTTCTATCACCACCGTTGGCAAACACCAACTCTGCATCTGGATAATGTGCTCGTACCTGTTGTATAAAATGACAGGCACTGCCGTCATCGTCGTCAAAGGTATAAACTTCGTCCACCATGGCAAGATTGTTGATCACACACAACCGTTCATTCCAGGGCATAAACGGTCGGCCTTTTTTGCGAGTCAACCATGCATCCGAATTGAGTCCCACAATCAACATGTCGCCTAGTGTGCGGGCAGCTTTGAAATAGGCAATATGCCCAGAATGGATAGGGTCAAATCCCCCAGTGACAAGTACAATTTTCATATGGATATTTACAGCAGGTTTGTGGTCAGACCTGAATATCTTCCATGCCAGCACTGCGTAAACGAACAATGTGTCCCATTTGCCACTGTTTGGTGTCTAGGCCTTTCATGATGCCTAGCCAACGATTACGTAGGTACGCAACTTCGTTGATGATGGTTTCGTAGTCAATGACTTCGTCTTCACCGTCCACATACTTTTCAGCATCTCTGCTGGTCAGTGCACGGGCATAGGCTTCCAGATACTTTTGAAAATGTTTGCGACGAATCTTGCGTAGCTGGATGTTGAGATAGTTCAACACAGCTTCAATCTCTTGCAGCTGGTTAAACCTCTGCTCAGTGATTCCCGGTAACTCTTTGATGCGGTGTTCGATCACACCTGATACTCTGCAATCTTGTTTGGCTGCTAGCAGTTCGTTTTCGTAGTGTGCAATGAAACTTGGGATTTCTCCCAAGTTTGCAGTGATACGGCTATACCACATCAGTAGTCGTCTTCTTGGTTGTAGTTGTCTTCGTCTTCGTCAATTTCTTCGTCCTCGTCATCATAACTTTTATCATTGTCGAGGTACGCTGTGAGTGCTCGTTTGACATCGCTGTCGTGTTTGAAAGCATCACGAATATCTTCTACATCTTCGTCGTGATCGATCAACACAGCTACCAGTGTTTCAGCGGCTTCGCCACGATCCACTGTGTTGACATATCGCTTGAGTTCACTCCAGATTTCGCTTGCTACTTGTGACGTCATTGTTCATCATCTCCTTCAGCGGTACTTACCTCGGCTTTTTGGTTGGCAAAGTCTTTCATCACTGTGTCAAGACAACCGTCATCGTTGCGTTCCCAAGCCTTGCGGAACTTCTTGATGATTTCACCTTCTGATGTAGTAAACACCAAGCTGTTGCCTTCTTTCTTCAAAAGATTCTTTTTCTCAATCAGGTCGGTGAGCCCCGAGTATGGGCTCATACCTGTGGTATAGGGAATCTTGACCTGCACACCTTCAAAGGGCTTGGCATAGCGTGTTTTCATGACCTTGCAGCCTGCACGGATACCGTTGACTTCGGAAACTTTGTTGCCGTCTTCGTCTTCTTTGAGCTTCATCTTTTTCATGGCAACCACGATACTGGATGCGTAGATAAAACCTTGACCGCCTGAGATCTTGTCATCGGGATCAAACATGTCTTGACTTGCGTATGTGTGGTTGGTACAAACCAAGCCCACGTTGTAGCTACCAAACATGTTGACACAGTTACGCACCAATGCTGTGAGTGCTTTGGGTTTGCGACCCAAGTCACCTTTCATTTCGCCAGATTCAAACTGGTTGACGTCTGTGGGAGTCAACAACATGCCCAAGCTGTCGATCACAAACAGGACTTTGGGACGCTCACCGTCGGCCAAAGCCTTGTAGTCGCTCATGAATGTGGAGATGGTCTTGGCCACGTCGTCAATCATGGCCATACTCAACTTCAGCAACTTGCTGTCCGAAGTGTCAACGCCAAGTGCTTTGAGCCAGTCTTCGTCCAAGGCGTTTTCTGAGTCAATCAACACCACAAAGATACCTTGTTCCTGTGCGTGTTTCACAATGTTGCCGCTGCAAATGTAGCTTTTGCCTGCTCCTGAATCGCCAGCGAATACTGTGACCTTGCCTAGTGGAATGCCACGGTTGAAGTCACCGGAGATAAGATAGTTCAAGGCATAGTTGCCTGTGCTGATCCAGTCTGTGGGATCGTTAAATCCAATACTAAGGCCGTCAATGCTCTTAGTGATTTCCTTGCGGAATTTTGAAATGTCAAATGGTTTTCCCATGTTTAATCCTTTGTGTGTATCCAACAAGATAATTCGTTGCTAAATGTAGATTGTACATTCAATTTGTGTCTTTTGCTATATTCTAAAACAAAATTTTTAAAATCAGTTTGTTCTAAATGTGTTGCATCGGTTGATTCAAGTAACGCAATAATTTGCTCAAGGTTAACCGCCAACATTTTGCCGGTTAATTGATCGCCGTGTTGTTGAATCCAAGTTTGAAGTTGCTGCTTGTAATGTGTTTTCAAGTAGCCGGGCAATATGTTTATTGATTGAAAATTTGGCCATCTTACAACACTAATTTTTGAACTGAGCCTGTTAGGCCAGAGTTGATCAATTTCCAAATACCAATTGCAATAATCAACCAGCCCGTCTAGTGCTAAAATATTCAATGTTCCTAAAAAATACAAATTAACATCAGGATAATCTGTTAGCACACGTTGCACGTTGTTGTTGAACTCTTGCCACTTTAGACCATAACGAGTAAACTCAGCTTTTTTGTCAACTCCATCAATGCTGACTGACAACTTGATTTTTTTAAATCGTTGGCGATGTGATAGAAATTTTTCTATCATCTTCCAATTGCTAAAATTTGTAACAATTTGAAGAATTAAATTACTAGTGTCATGACCCTCTAGTCTCTCCATTAATTTCCAAAATTTTGGATTAATGGTAGGCTCGCCACCAAGCAGATTTAATGTTCTAACAGTATCCAGATTTTTTGTTATCATCTCTACTACATGATCAAACAACAGATTTTGTTGTTGTTCATCGAGTCGGTCTTTAGATCCTAATCTCAGATAGGTTTTCTTTGAGTCAGTGACTGTTTTATACGGTCCATTGATTTTTAAATCTGTAGCCCAGCTTGTACTCTGTGTTGGATCACAGTAACTGCACACAAAATTGCAATAATTATCAAGCATGACAGTAACGTGTTCCGGCACAACTTTGTCACTGAGATCAAATTTGGTAAAATCATGTCTCTTGTAGTGTTCGCTGTAGTAGACTCTGTCGCTGATTATTGTGTCATCGGCGTTTTCAATATTCCAACAGTTCGAACATTCAGATGGCCGCTCGCCAAGCAACATTTGCTGCCTTTGCAAAATTTTTTGTTTGGTGTTGTGTGCCGCTAGAGGATTCTCTTCAATTTCAGATAAATCTATTTTGTTTGGAACCGTATAGTGGCAGCTACTGGTTAGACCAGTGTGTAGATATATGTCTGTTGTCAACCATTTTGCAGCACAAAAGGTTGGACTTATAGGGTCCAACCTTTGTATTTTAAATGTTTTTAATTGTTGATTCATTGAACAAATTAAGATCCCGGAATATCCGGGACCTTGATTTTTACTTCTGACGGCTGCGGATCATGGCCAAAATGTCTTGTGCATTTTGTGTGGCCTTGGGTGCTGCAACTGGTGCTGCGGCAGCAGGAGTGTCTTCCATGTCAAAAGGAGGATCGTCGGCTGTAGCAGCTGGTGCTGGGCGAGCTGCAGGTGCTGCCGCGGGTGCTGCAGGTGCTGCGTCATCTGCGTTGCCGCCAGGTGCATTGACACCAGCAGGACGGAAGTATTGACCCCAACGCTCTGTGTCATAAGGTTGTCCGTCAACACTGGCTTCAAACATTTCCTTGATCACGCGAAGCTCAACATCTGTGGGCTTCTTGGGCAAGAATGTGCTAAGGTCAAACAAGCCATGTGTTTCCACGGCTGCTTGTTCTGCTTCTGTGAGTGCTGACTCTTTGCGAGCCCACTTTGAAGTGTTGTAGTCTGCATAGCCACCCTTGGATGTTTTTGCAATACGGAAGTCCAGACCACGCATGTAGTCTGTGGGCAATTCTTCCAGTTCGGGATCCATCAAGGCACCCTTGATCAGGGTAAACAGTTGTGGTCCAATGATGAACTTGCGGATTGGATTGTCTGGTGTCTTGTCGTCAGCAATGGGGTTCTCACGCACAAAGCCCTGCATGATGTATGAACGCTTTTTCCAGTACTTGCGACCCATGTCTTCAAGGCTCTTGTCCTTGAACCAAGTACGTACTTCGCTCAAGATTGGGCAAGTTTCGCCCCACATCTCAACGCAAGGTACTTGTACCATTACTTGTTTGGAATCCATCTCTCCTTTGACGCCGTTGAACGGCAGTCGAATCATAGCTCGTTCAGCCCAAAAGAAAGTGTTTTTTGTGTTACCATCGGGAAGGAAGCGTAAAGAAGCACTTTGTCCTTCTTCCATGTTCCAGTGTGGATAAATTGATCGGTCGCCGCCACCGGTGTTGCCGGAACCTTTGTTTTCTGCTGCCTGTAAACGTGCGCGGATTTCTGCTAGTGATGCCATAGTATTTTCTCCTAATAAAGTTGCCTATGTATATGCCTATCTAAAAATTTAGATTGTAGTTGCCTGTGCATACAAGTTGTATTGTATACTGCTTTATTTAGCATCGCAATACAAAACGACACAAATTTTGCCGAATAAGTACTGCAATGGAAAACAATGCTTTTTATGTGTGGGACAACCATCGCAAGGTCTGGGCCAGCAATCCTGACATGAGAGATCAGACTGAATGGTTTGTGTGGGACCCACATTCGTGGTGGGAGTTTAACTCGTCCTTGATTCAAGGTATCGAATGGTTCCCTCGGGCTGAAATTTATCGAGGTGTGAGACCCCCTGGTGGCGGCGAGTTTGGGCATCAGGACCGTCGAAAGAAAGTGGCTCTGTTGTTCTTTGAACACTTCAATCGACCTCTCAGTGGAGGGACTATTGCGGACTCGGGTCCTATTGAAGACCACCCCAATTTGATATCCAATCTTGCATTGAACTGGGCTGATATCGTTGTTACTCATACCACAGAAGCCATGAACAATTGGTGGCCTAGAGTGTATGGAGATATATGTAACGCGGTACACAGTGATCGCATCAAATGTGTGTTTTCAGGTAGTCAGACCTACACTTCGCCACCACCAGATCGATTTTTTACAGATCAAATGAGTTTCTTTTCTTATGTGGTCCAAGCCAACACTTACCGAGACATCAGTTCAAAGACTGTGCCTTTTCGAAAATACATGTTTGATATCTTGATGGGCACTGTAAAGACTGCTAGAACTTATTTGATGTACAGATTACTTGAGTCAGATTTTATTGATCATTGCATTGTGAATTTGCAGCCAAGACCCTGGGACGACCAAAATCTCATTGCTGATATTGATCCTGAAGGACATCTCCGTCATGGCATTGTTCAACACTACAGTTCTGCTGCTCTAGCAGATCTAGAAGAACCAGTGGTATCTAAATTCAAACAAGACACGCAGAATCTAGGCCCTAGAGAACAATACAGTGTAAACTTGGTGTATCGTCCTGGCTATAACTTGCCTGGAGACAACACCCCAATGAGCGTGATTGTGCCCTGGGGAGTGTATCAAAGCAGTTGGTACAGTGTAGTCTGCGAAACTGCTGACATTGGCAGCAGCAATACATTTCTCACTGAAAAAACAGCCAAGTGCTTGTTTGCCAAACGAATTTTTATCATGTTTAATTGTGCTGGGCTTCTTAAGCGATTGAAAGAATTGGGTTTCAAAACATTTCACGGAGACATCATTGACGAAAGCTATGACAACGAGCCCGACGATGCCAAACGCTATGCCATGGCATGGCAGCAGATACACAGGCTGTACTATACAGAAAATCCAAGATCCGTGTATGCACACTTTGAAGAAGTGTTAGAACACAATCATCAACATATCTTGAACTTGTCAAAGCAACAACTCACAGATATTCAACAATTTATTCACAAACCTTTGCTCTAGAGCAAACCAAAATGTATTAAATGCCCTGCAAAGCTAGTAAATACCAGTATGACTATACACAGAATCTACGATACCGATTGCGAAGTTGTGCCAGTTGCTGACCGACTGTGGGGCGTGACCAACTGCTTTGGTGTTGATACATTTCAAGACCTATCCACCACGCATCTCAATCATACAGACTCATGGCACCGGCACCCTGACTGCCTGGAGTATCGACTGCAACTCACGCCTGAGTCCCTTATGCTAAAACGACTGCAGGCTATGGCTCCCAAAATAATGCCTGCACTAGAAAAGATCACTGGCATTGAACTCATGCCTGCAGAATGCAAGATGTGGTTGGATCTCAGCGGTTGGCACTGTCCTTATCACAATGATGCTGAACTGTTGGCAGTGACTTATCAGGTATACTTGTGGACGCACGGTGATGTACATGGCACTGAATTCACTCACAGTAATCCACGCACACGATTTGACTTTGTGCCCAACACAGGCTACATCAACCTAAACACTGACCGTAAAGAACATCACGCTGATACTATCACAGGCACGCGATTAAGTGCCTGCTGGCAATTTCGGGCCAAAGTGTAAGTTAACAGTTTCACGAACTGAGTTGGGTGCCACTGGCAATGCTGTGCCAAAGAATGTTCTGGGTTGATTGATCATGAGCCAGGCTTCGTTGGGACGATAACGTACTTTCAACAAGTCAGCAGGGTTAAATTCAGAAATGTCAGCATAGTCTGTGGGATGATCAGCATTCACTGTCAGGTTGTTGCAGAACACACTGCTGAGTTCAGGTGCAGGATCTTGTCCCATGTAGACCTGTACGAAACAACTGATATCTGGATGCAGTCTGTGCATCATGATTTGACTACCACTTAGATCTAAACTAGCATAGGCTACCTGTGACTGTACCGCATGTCCAGTGAGTTCTTGAATCTGGTCTGGTGCTTGTTGTAGGGCTGCTTCCAACAAGGGGTTGGTAGCCCATGGAGTCAACAGTCTGTTGGGATACTGTGTGTTCCATGGTTGTTCTGCACTGCGATAACTGCGATGCACAGATTCGTAGTCCAAGAAAAAGTCTGGCAATCGCCAGACTGTGGGAAGGATTTGTTGGGCATTACTAAAGTTTAGCATGCCCATATTTAAATCACTTTATCAGGGCCAGACTTTTTATTCTAGCCAACAGTGCATCACTGTCTTGGCCTTCTCCAATTACAGGAGCCACTGATCCAGCCACTGTGCCCATTTCATACATGCCACCGCCACATTCTGCTAAACCGTGTTCGGGGCAGTACTCGCCTTCAGAAGTCATGTTGCAACTGCCTTCTGTGGTGGGCTCTCCGTGACCAGTCAGTGCACCCATGACTTCAAATGTGTTGAGTGCATCTGCTTCTGGCAGTCGAGGAGCATGATTGCCTGTACCTAGTTCTTGATCCAGTCTATCTGTAACCCATTCAAACGGATCTCCATCACGACCCTTGGCAATGCCGTAGGGGATTTCACCGTGGTCACTGTAGTAGTCAAACAAGGCATAGTACAAATCGTTGTCTAGTTCGCCGCCTTTTTCAAATTGATCAATTTCGTGTTTGAAACGATCCATGATATGACTCAATGTTTCGCCGCTTTCGTCGAGCATACGACCTTCTACCACTGGCAATCCGGCCGCTTTACGCATAGCATTGATTTCTTCGGCCACAGGTTGCTGAGGCACAGGTGCAGCAGGTGCAGCAGCAGGATCAACTGGTGCTGCATCGCCCTCGGCTCCAGTAGGAGCAATACCATCAGTTTCAATACCTAACTCACGAAGACGTTCCATAACGTCTGCGTCGTTCCAGGCGTTTGCTCGTGGATCACGAGCGGCCAGTGCCTCAATACGATCAAACAATTCATCATCACCTACCAAGTCGTACAGTTGTTCAGTAGCATTGACGCCGTCAGGGCCCACAATGAGTTCTTGGCTCATGAGCTCTTTGATCTTGTTGACTTGCTCGGGAGTTTCTGGCAAGTTCCAGGTGCCTTCAGCCAGATTGTTGATCCAGCTTTCAAAAATTTCAGCTTCTTTCATAGCATTTCCTTGTTGTTGTATACGAGCCAGCAGGGGCAATGCTGCTTCGATTCTGGTGTCTAATGTTTGTTGCACAAACATGGTTTTGATGTCTTCTACCAGGCTTTCGTGTTCAGCGATTTCTGCTGGGTGCCAGGATTCAAAGTAGGTATTGTAGCCGCGACTGTGACCCAGACGTTTGAGACTTTCACGCAGAGACTGATAGTAGGCCTGTGCCTGCTCCACAATGGTCTGTGTGACGCCTTCCATGACACGTCCAGCACTGGCTCGATTGAAACGGTTCAGGACCTTGAGTTCACTTACCATTTCTGAAATGTGTGTGCCACGAACATCATAGGGGCGACCGCCTTGTCGCACATGCTCCAGCATGGCACGAGCACCAGTCATGTTTGTGAACGGCAGTTTGAAACGTTCTTGATCAGCAGTCTCAATATAGATGCTTTCGATGTAGCGGAATCTGGCGTCATTTTCGCCCAGCACACGGTTGTGACGAATCATCATACGAGCTTCAGTGGCCTCGCCTGTGTAGCTCACACGACGACTGCCATAGTAGCCTTCAAACAGGCCTTCTTTGATAGCGGCCATTCCGGCCTGCACATACTTGAGCTTGCTGAGATCTTCAGAAGAAAATGTCCAAAAGTTACGCACAGCAAACTGATGCAGGGCTTGAACAAAATCAAAGAAAGCTTGCTTGTCTGAGCCTTCCATGGTTTTGCCCAGATTGTCGCCGTACATGACTTTCATTTCGTTGTCATTGGCCAGCACAATCACCATGGTGCCGTAGTTCTTACCCGAAGGGGCTATGTAGTCAAACGCAAATGTTTTGGCTTCAGCAGCATCACTGGGGCGTCCGTCTTTGCCCGTGAGTTCAGGGTGAAAATCTCGGCTGATCAGCAGATCATGTAGTTTTTGTTCAATGTTGTGTTCTTGGGCCATAGTACATTATTTATCGCATCATGCTAATGAAAGGCATGGGTTCAATGATGTTGTCCCCATGATCTTTGAGATGTGAATCCAGTTCCTGGTGATAGGTTTGCAGCAGCATCAGCATGCGAGTAGCCAACAGTGTACTCATCACCAAGTCGTCCGTTTCGCCAGGTTTGGCTGCATAGCTATTGCCCAAGGCCACAAAGTTTTTGAGTTCACTGATCAAGGGCTTGCTGTACAGTTTCATACGCCCAGATTCTACTAGGATTTTGAACTTGTTGCAGGCCACAATCTTGCTTTTGTTGGTGGTTGTGAATCCCTTGCGAGTCCGACGGCCGTGTTGACCCTGTACTGAATTGTCGCTGAGAAAGTAGCCTGGTATGTTTTCTTCGCCGTATTCGTTGATACTGATCAGGGCTGCTTCTCCTAGTGTGTTGTTTTCCACACTATAGTAGATCTTTTTGTCGTCCTTGACCACAGCATGCAGTTCTTTCACAATGTCCACCATGATCTTGATCTGCGTGGGCACATCTGTTTTGTTGTGACGCCATTCAGCTACTTGTTCTGTGGTGTCTGCTTCAAATACTTGTATAGCAGCAGGATCGCCGCCTGTGCCCAGGCTAGGGTCTAAAGCCACAATGTATATCTTGTCTGCCTGTATGGGACGATACCAACGAACTTGTCCAGTTTTGCTGACAGGTTCTACTCCTTCTAGATCCAGTAGTTTCAGTGGAGAAATCAAAGTCTCGTCGTTGATAACAAACTCACAGTCCATTTCTCGACGGAATCGTTCTTCGCCTAGCTGTGCTCGCTGTTCGTCGGCCCACTTCTCATCGCGGTCTGGATGTTCACGCCAAAACGCACGGAACGCACGGAATCCGTTGACACCTAGGCCATTTGGACGCAGGTTACCGTACTCGTCTTCCGTTTTGTTGGCACCTTTCCAGATCAGGGCAAACTGATCTTCGTCTGAGTTTGGTGTTGAAGTAATAATGGCTTTACCACCTGTGCTCAGTGTGGGTGTAATAGAAGTCCAAAATTCTTTGGCAATAGTGGGTCGCACAAACGCAAATTCGTCTAGATACAACAAGGTAATCGACATACCTCGACCAGTGTTTTCAGTAGTGGTTTGCGATACGATACGTGACCCGTTGTCAAACTCTAGACTGCCTTTGTTGTAGCTGGTAGCACCTGCTCTAATGTGATTGGGACACAACTCATAAGCATATCTTATACGTTGCATAATCTCTTGTGCACCTAGATACTTGTGTGCAGCAACCAAGATAGTAGCGTCAGGCACAAACATGGCATACCACAACAAATAACCTGCTGCCGACGTTGACTTACCAGTTTGTCGAGGCATCAAGGAAATCGAGAATCTGCTGTTGTGATAGTTTGCAATCAGTCGCTTTTGATACTCAAAAGGTTGATACAGCATCTTGCCCCGTGTAGGATGCTGAATATAGAAAAAATTGTCCATGAAATACATGGGACCATTTACAGGATCAGCGCAACGAGCAAACTCAGTCAACTGCTCCTGTGTATATGTTTCTCTACGGTGCGGCGATTTTACCAGCACCGTGTCTAGGGTGGGTTTGATACTCATAGATCTTTCACGTGGTTGTAGACCACTTGTGCAAATGCACGATTATTTAATCGTCCAGGATGCAACAAGTCGCGCCCCAAATCTATTTGAATCTTGTCCGTGATTAAATCTACATAGTCGTTGGGTGAGTACATTATCACTGGAATATCAAGTTGATTGCAAACATATGCAATGGCCGCTCGATTTTTTTCTGCATGTAACTGCATGTTGGTATCGTTGCTTAACCAAGTTTTTATGTAGTTGTTGTTGCCCCACGATGCTGTGTCATACGCCCAATTAATCACGTATGGGTGTTGTTGACCGCTGTGATACAGTTCTGTCCTGTTGTGTCTGGGTTCTAACAATACCACAAATTTTGGTTTGAGTATTGGTGCATAGTGTTTGATTATTCTGTAACAGGTGTCTGCACTGGCTCCTGCTACCCCAAGGTTCCACACCGACAGCCCCAATTGATCACTTACCAGCTGAGCCCAAGTTTCCGAACGATTCACAGCAACACCTTGAGTAAAACTGCATCCAATGGTTACGAAATTAGGCCGATCGTCAAATTCGTCTGTGCGAAATCCGTCACTGTTGAATGTGTAATCAATGTGTTGATCTACCCAGCCAAACTGTTGTAACAAGCGACGTTTGCCGGGATCACTGATATTCCGTTGATAATTTTCTTCGCTGTCAGGACTCAACCAATTGATTGTTTGTCCTGCAACATGGCTCCAATCGTGCAGTGGTTTCATGATATCAAATGTGCTAGTTCAGGCCACAACTTCACAAACTGTCCAGATTGGTCCTTGTGGTATTGAGTTTCAATTTCTGCGATGTGTGTACGAAACTTGCTAGTGATGCCAGGACGTTCTTGCGTAACACCGCGATAGGTAGCTAGTGCATTGTCAAAGAACTGTTGTTCTGCAGGTGTAGCCAATCCTGTGGCATAAAAACGTTCAATCTCGGCTGCGGCAGTAGCAGCAACTTCTGGACCGTGCAAAAACGGATCCAGGTAGTCAGGTTGAAACAGATTTTGCCACAACACACTGACACCTTGACTTGCTGCCCATTCACGGAACTCTGTGATACGTGTGGCATTGTAGATGTTGTATACCGCGTGAATCCCGCCCCATTGTCCACGACCAAACAACTCTTTGACTATGGCCAAATTCTCTGTCAGCATGTTCCAGTCGCCGCCATAGCGCACATATTCAAACTGTGCGCCAATGTTGTCAAAGCTCATGCTCCAACCAACTTTCTTTCTTTGTGCTAGTTTGCGAAAAATCTTGTTCTTGCTGAGATCCACGTTCATGTTGGTGATTAGAGTTACAACACAGTCTTCAGGGATGACATCAAGCAGTCGTTCGTTTTCAGGCAGCAACAAAGGTTCGCCGCCTACTAGAGCAACATCTCGTATGTGTTCTTTGTGTTGTTCAAGAAAATCACACACTTGTTCATAATAAGGACGACTACCAGACTTGAAAGGAATACCTTTGAGTGCTGACCATTTGGAACTGGCCCATTCACTGCAATAGTTGCAACTGAGGTTACAGGTGGTATTCCAGCGTACATCCACAATCACAGGATAGTGATATTGATCTCCAGCTGTGGCATAGTCAAAGCCAGGATTGGTATCATTGTGCCACTTACGTTCAGAGTCTGCACCAAAGCGTTCGGCCTTGACACAGTTGGAGCAGTATTGGTGCGGTCGCCCTTGTGCAATTTCGCTGCGAACCTGTGCCATTAAATCACTGTTGAGAATCTGTGTGATACTGTGAGTATTGAGATTGCCCAGCATGTTGGGATCGCCTGCACAGCAGGTTTTGACGTCGCCACGGGGATTGATATGCAACCCACGCCAAGGGGCTGCGCAAAAGAAATTGGACATGCAGTTATTTACAACATATCAAATGCTGCGAGAAGTTTTGATTGATATTTTGGCCACCAAGGCCTTTGTTGTATTTCACCTTGTTTGTACGCGAACCATTCAAAATTGTGATTGATCTTGTCAAGATGCAAGTTTCGATATTCCAAGGCTTGCTGTTCAGTAGCGATAGTCTGACAGATATTGATCAAGGGATCAATGTTGAACTTTTCAGCATGCTCAGGAAAGAATCTAGGTTGAAATCCCAAATCTTCCAATACTCTATATCCAACTTCACCCATGTACACAGAAAAACAACTTTTGCTCAGTATGCCTTTGGCTGTTTTTTCTGTAATAATAACACACGGCATGGGTTCTGTTTCTGTGATGATAACGATACCAGTGTGCCAAGCAGGATGATCAATTGAATAATCGTTGGGGAAACTATCTGGATGAGTTTGTATTTTTGTTGGCCATTGTCTTTGAGCCTGATTAAACCAGTCAATTCCCAGCTGTGAATCTACATCATTGTAAGTGTTATCTTCTACGTCACTGTGATTGGTAAAACTAATGCTGTAAACATCTCGCTGGGCGTCAATGAGTTTTTTGTCCAACAGATGATGCATAAGCCACACTCTTTGAGGAGAATTTCGACGATTCAAACAACCTATACGTCCTGTTTTAGGATAGTGATTTAAATTGCCGTGATTCTGGTGTGTTAAAAAATACGGAAAATATACGCAACCTGGTAGGTCGTCATAAAAATGTTGTGCACTAGCACTTAGCATGCAAACTTTGGATCGAGGGAAAATATCTTTGAGTTCTTGTATGTATTGCGTAAGTGTATGATTCGATGCTAGTACTGGATCCCAGGTAGCATCAATAAACACCCAATTTGGTGGAGAAATTTGTTTGGCTAGTGAATGGCAAGCTGTTACAAAAGTTTCCCAGTCTGGCCATCCGTTGAACGGTGTGTTACCCAAAATAATATGATCTTTGGGCAATACTGTGCTAGGATCCCAGGGATGTTTACGCAGTATTAGTTGACCTTCAAAGAAGTTATAGTATGTCACGAAACACTATGCTAAATGTTTTTAAAAATAATTCAGTTACACCAACTTTGTTTGGCATCGCCAAAGTATTCACGGGCGAAACCATTGGCAATCAAGCCTTGACGCAGGCTACGGCCATCTAGCACAATATCGCCTAACACACGACCGCCAAACTTATCCCAAGCATATAATGTAACTTGTCGTTTTTGGCTAGTTGCTATTGCATTTTTGGTAAATTCAGTGGCTGCTAGTCCGCGAGCATTTTCTTGTGGGCACTGAGCACGATGTCCTTTTTCAGGAGTGTCTACGCCAAAGATTCGTACAGCCAGTTCGGGCTTGAGCGGTGCTGGAAGAAAAGGTGCTGCAATCACAACTGTGTCGCCGTCGTTGATGCGCACAATTTGTGCGTCATAGGTCACACCTTGTGGTGTTTTTTGTGCCATAGCCAAGCATGGAATCAGTAGTAGAGAGAGTAGTAGTTTTTTCATAATTTTAAGCATAAACTGCCGAAGCATAGATGTTGGCAGTGTCACCGTCAAGACTATAGTAGGTGATTACTGCTGTACTTTGTGGTGAAACTGTGAGAGTAGAATCGCCCTGCGTGTTTACACTACTAATACCTGCGGTGATAACGTCAGTATCTGCACCGGACGTATTGGTGGCAATAAGTGTGATTACTCTACCAGCAACAATATTGCTGAATGCCACTGTAAAGGCATCAGAAAAAGTACATTTGACAATGTCGTCTGTGGTAACATTCAATGTCAATGTGGTGCCAGTTACAACACCCGCATTACGAATTGAGTGTGTGACCAATCCTGTATAGTTGGTGGCAGATACATTGCCACCAGTGATGTTGCCAGTGGCACTAATTGTGGTAGAAGCAGTCAACGATCCAGTTGATGTAATACCCACTGTGGTCAAGTTACCACCAGTGATGTTGCCAGTGGCACCGATTGTGGTAGAAGCCGTCAATGATCCAGTTGATGTAATACCTGCAGTGGTCAAGTTACCACCAGTGATGTTGCCAGTTACACTAACTGTGGTACCTGTATGAGTTGTAGCGTTGACATTGGCACCACCTAGGATATTGCCACCGGTGATGTTACCAGTGGCTGAAACTGCGCCGGCTGTGAGTATGTTACCACCTGTGATGTTGCCAGTGGCAATCACTGTTCCGGCAGTGGTAAATTTGGTAGCTGTGACGCCGTTAGCCACTGTGACGTTGGCCACATCCACACGAGCATTTGCTGGTGATCCAATGGGTGTGACAGTGAATGTGATCGTTGATCCTTGTGCTGTGGCTGTTTGATTTTCCAAAGCAGTCATACGGATTTGAGCTAGACTTATGTTGCCCATGTTGCCGCCACCAAGATTGGTAGCCGCAGTTGCGTTGATTCGAAGCACATCCTGACCTGCCAGTACCTGTGTGGGCACAGCCACGTTGCCGTTGAATCGACGACCCACAAAACTGGCATATTCAGCATTGCCGTCCATGTAGAGTCTGCAGGGAACATTGGGATTGCCTGTTAGTTGTAGCATGGCACCAGGAGCACCAGGTGTGAGATAGTTTCCTGATGCAGATCCAATGATCTCCACGCCACCTTCCAGGGGATCTTCCACTGGCACAAAAATTCTCAATTGACCATCGTCCCGCGCAAAAAAGAACAAGGCGTTGGGATCTGGAACACCGCCGCCGTTGGCTTTGTAGAATCCTACATTGCCTACCAGTTGAATTTCAGCGTTGCCTGAAGTTTGAAGAATCATGTCTTCGTCTACGTTGACCATGGTCAAGATGTTGACGTTGGCTGTAAAGTCACCAAAACTCAAAGGTAGTCCAGCAGTGTCTATGGTCAACAAGCCAGTGTTGGATATGTTGGCTCCAGGACCTGCACGCACACCACCAATTTTGATATCGCTGGCAGGACTGATGTTGCCGCCTACTGTGAGGTCGCCAACAATATTGCCAACGTTGGCAGTGACGGAATTTACAACCAAGTTGGCAGTGGCAGGCAACGACACTGGGATTCCGCCAGGAGTGTTGCCATTTGACGAATAAAATGCATTGGTATCAGGATTCCACCAGATGCGATCTTGCTGACCCACATATGTAGCAGCATTGGCATTGTTGTCTCGACTGGTAAAAAGGTTCTGGATAAAACTCATCGCAGACTCCTTAATTTTCCAGCGGTTCGTCGTCGCTGAGATCGTTGATGATTAATGCATTTACACCCGCGGCTTTTTTCATACGCTCTAGTGCATCGGTTTCGTCGGGGCTCATGGGTGTGACTTTGTGATTTGACGCTTCGGGGTCATCGGACACATTGCCTACATTTTCATCAAATGCATTGTCTACTCCCACTGCTTTTTTCAACAGTTCGTATTTGCCTTGCAAGGGTGGCAAAAATACATCATTGGGCACAGGAATCAAATCAGAGTCAGTGTGTTCGTGCTCGTGTTCGTGTTCAGGTTGTGCAGGCTGTGACTTTGCGTCAATCATGTCAGCCATTTGGCGTAGTATTTCTGCGGCTCTCATTTCAATATCCTTTGAATGCCTTGATAGGACTTTGTGTATCTACAGATGCGGGTTCTGTGCTGTCAGGGGTTGATACCAACTTTTTGCCGCCGGGTGTGGCAGTCATAGCCAGTGCAGTATCGATTATTTGAGCAATGCCTGCGTTCATTCCGGCAACAACTCCGTGTTCTCCAAATGCTGTTTCTGAGTCCCAGGCTGGTATCTTGGAGTTGATGCCATCTGTTCCGGCATCGCTACGAGCTCTAGCCATGGCCACACCAAATCTATAGTTGTTGTAGGGATCAGCAGCACTGAGTCCAGGAATCACATAGGTATGCCGCATGGGAGCTGCTTGTTCAGGTGACAAGGCTTTTCGTTCCGCAATGAACTCACGTGCTCTCATCGGTAACCTCGGAATGCCTTGATTGGGCTTTGTTTGTTGGTACTATCTACTTCTCTTGACTCTAGATCGCCTGAATTTAAATCAGTATACTCGGCACCAGCTGCTTTGAACGCTTGCTTCAGCATTTTTTGCTCAACTTCGGTATAGGGATAGGCACCACGTTTTTTTCCTATCCAACTTTTTTCATCCATGTCAATGATCGAGTCAGAACCGTCAGCACAGGCCACGGCCATCATTACGCGATTCAGAGTGTAGTCACTGTTGGCACGTTCGCCATCGCTAAATATGGTTAGGCCCACCGTAGCAGATTGACGACGATGACCTATTTTGCCATCACGTTCAGTGACAAACTCTCGTGCTCGCATTATCGTCCTGCTGAGTTATAGACACCAGCAGTAGCTGAACTAGCTGTGCCCAGTTCCAGAGCAGTGAATGGTGAGCCAGTCACAGTGACTCGATTGCCTGCACCAGCATACACTTCAAACACTGTGTTGGCAGGTATGGTGATTGGTGCACTATAAATGTTGCCTGCTGCTGTAGCAGAGCCCAGGGCCACTGCAAACGACTGATAAGTCACTGCATTGGCCGCTGTGGAGATCTGCAGCTTGTCAGTGTAGACCACAGCATTGGCCAAACTGGTGTATACATTAGCAGCCATTATTTGGCATCCTTGTTGGGCTGTGACACCACGGGTTGATACAGTTCACGAGTTTGATACATCACCCCTGGGATTTCTACAGGTGTTTGACGACCTGTTTGTGGTGCAGGAGCATGTGGGTTCAACACTGGCACAGTGGTCAGCACAGATTCTTTTAGAATTTTGCTCATGATATTATCCTTTGTATGCTTTCCATTGATTGGTAAGATCAAAAATGCTTTCTTGAACTTTTTCCATGTCGCCGTCGCCATCTAGGTCAGCTTCTTTTTTGCCAGCAGCACGAGCCTTGGCTAGATTGCCAGTGAACTTGTTGCCTTCTTCAACATCGTCTTCTTCAACTTTTTTGGCTTCAGTTTTGATACCGGCCATTTCCATCATGCGTTTGATAGCATCTTCTTCGGCTTCAGCATATGTGTGTTGACGATCGTCTTGGCTGGCCAACACAGGCACTGTGCTTTGACCAGTTGACTTGGGCTTGTTGAGGCCACCTGCATATTGCAATGCATCGTCAGAGGTTTCTGTTTCTGTTGGATAGTCTGGCTGATTCATGGACACTTCATCCATTTTCTCTTCGCCACATGAGCAGTCGGGAGTTCCGCAACCACAAGCTGACTTGTATCCGCTGCCGCCGTAGCCTTCATCGCCACCGCCTAGTCCTGCACTCTTCAACAGTTGACTCAACTTCATTGCATCATCGTCTGTGGCAGTGACTGTGAGACTCTTGCTGGGACCGCCGTGCTCATCATTGTTCATGCTCATATTGATGCTCATGCTTTCGTCAAGACGAGCCATGCTTTCAGCGATCATGTTTTCGAGTTCACGATTCATGCTGTCATAGATGCCTTTGCCAAAACCAAAACCGCTGGATGCAGTAGGTGTTCCTGTGCCGCCGGCTTCTTCAGTTTTTTCTTTTTTCTTCTTGGGAGCGTCGTCAGACTTTTTCTTTTCAGGCAGACCTTTGTGCTTGGTAGCAGCAAAGTCTTCAGCGTCTTTCTTGCCCATGCCTTTGGCTACTTTGGCAACTTCTTTAGACGCAGGCTTTTCACCTTTTTGTGCAGCGTGGACCATGCCCATGAAACGCTGTTGCTTTTTGCTTACTGCTTTTTCGTCAACTTGTTCAGCAGACTTTTCTACTGTGTAGCCAGCTTTCTTCAACATGGCCATGGCCTGTTTGATTTCGTCGCTTTCGTTTTCGCCTTCATTGGTTTTGCGGCCACCTTTGTGCTTGGTAGCACCGCCAGTCACACGCTCGGGTGCCTTGGCAGGACCTTTTGGACGTCCACGACCACGCTTTTCGCCGTCTGCTGGTTTGTCATCGTCGGCACCAACACTGATACCACTCGGATCAACTCTGCGAGTTACCTTGCGACCTGTGGCTGTATGCTCAATATCGTGTTTGTGACCTCGCTCAACACTGCCAACTTTGGGTTGTTCAATACGGGGACGCTTGTGTGCGGTGAACGGGCTGTTGTCTTCTGCTTCGTCAGCAACAACTTTTTTGCCGCCACCTAGAGCGTTCTTCATTGCTTCGGCAGCAACGTCACCTAGCATTTCGTCAACTTCTTTTTTGGCACCAGCAATCTTGTCGGCAAAAGTGATTTTGTCTTTGGGCTCAGCAAGAGCAGCAAAGCTCTTGGCCTTGGCTGCACTCATCTTTTCTTTGATTTGCTTGGGATTGGGTTCGTCGCCTGGCTTCATACCGGTTTGTGGCATGCCCATTTTCTTTTGTAGATCACGAATCATGTCAGCATCACTGCCATGGCCTACTTTATCAAGTGCTTTGCCAGCAACTTTCTTAACAGCACCGCCAACCTTGCGAGCCATGTCGCCTAGACCTTCTTCTACGCTCTCATCGTACTTGTCGTACTTTTTGCGAACAGGGTCCAATGCTTTGCCTTCACGTCCGGCCTTGGCCAACGCCTCCATGCCTTCTTTGCCATACTTCTCATAGCCCTTGGCAGCACGGCTCATGTCACGCTCATTGAGTTGTCCGTGTGTGGTACTGGGCAAATCGCGAATGGCGTCGAGTTTTTTGTTTAGGTTGTAAAAAAATGTCATTGTATTATCCTCTTGGGTTTGCGCCAGTTGCTGGCTTGGGTTTACGCTTGATGTTGGTCATAGGGCTGGTTGTGCCCTGTGGCAACTCATTTGTGGTCTCGGCTGGAGGAGTCTTTTTGCCAGCAATAGTGAACTTGCTACGATATGCATTTTTCAGCACAGCATGGTCGTACGGACCAGTTGCGTAGTCCTTTTTCAATGCACGTTGTTGTGCATCGTCTTTGGGGTATTCAGGAGTATCCAACAGGTCTTTGTTTTGGTCCACAATCTTTTTGTTCTCGTCGTCGAGACTTTGTTCGTACGCATCTGTGTTCATCACAATGCGATTGGGATCCAGGCCCAGCAACTGTGCCAACTGTTTGATCTGTGGTTCAATTGCAGGATATCGAAACTCCACATCCACAATGGTCATGGGCTGATTGGGAAAGGCAGGAAAGTCTGGAATGTTTTTTCGCACAGGTGCAGTCTTGGGCGAACCCATTTTGACCACATCAAACTGCGACATCTTTGACTCAAGATCTTTGATAAAGCCTGTGGGCACATCGCCAACTATCTTGATGCGATAGTTGTATGTACGTTCACTTTCGGCCAGGTATTTTGCAAATGGTTTCATGTCAGTGTCCTATCGTATATTTATTCTTTTGCTGCATTTTGGTCTTTGCCTTTTAGCAGTCGTTCCAGCAAATCATTGCGGTTTAACACCATGCCCTCGCCGGTTTGCATGGGGGTTTGTTCCTCAGGCACTTCTCGATCCAGTTTGATCTTCTTCATTTGCAGATCAATCATCTTGAGTTTTTTGTTGAGTTTGGCTGTTTTGGCGGTGATGGCATGCCCCAGCATGTTGGATGCCACTGAAAATATTTCGCTGGCAAAACGACTGTCAACCTGCATGCCCAGGTCCATGAGATCTTTGTAGCTGTCTTGTGCTAGTTGTGCCAAATCGTCCATTTCTGTGTCGCTGGCATCAAGGCCACGCACAGCAGGCAGTGCAGCGTCTATTTTGTCTATGGTGGAGTCAATAGCTGCCAACTGGGTACGAGTTTCTTCAATGGAGGGAGCCGTGGGCTCTGGTTCAGTTTCCACTGGAGTGGGCAGGTCAAAAAGTGCTTCTAGTTTCCGCGTCATGCGGGTATTTATGGATCAGTTGCGACCGTTGGTAAACATGTCTTGTTCGGTGATTACTCGAAAAGTCAGGCCTTGGCGAGCACACCATTTTTGAGCAGCCGCCCATTTGGCATAGTTCACTGCAACCACAGCACGATCCCGGCTGCTCATCTTGCTTTCAATCACACTTTGTTTCTTGGGTTTGATTTCAATCAGTTCGGCTTTGACAGTGTTGTCTTTGTTGCGATACATGATCAAGAAGTCTGGCACATAGTTGCTGTTTTTGCCAGTCACAGGATTCATGTAGGGTATAGCAATGCTTTCGCTGGCCCATTGCAGGATGTTGTCATTGGTGTCACAGAATCGCATAAAGCTGTGTTCCCATCCTGATCTGTATCGAGGCGTGCCACGACCCACATACTTGTCGCGGTTTACAATTTCGTATAGACCTTGGGCCCAGCGACTCATTGCAGTACTGCTCTTGCAGCGTAGAAGTTGGGAGTTGCACTGGCGTTGACTCCCAGCAGTGTTGCCTTGCTACGAATCAAGTTGAGATAGTACGCAAGGTTCACTGTGAGATTGATACCTGATTGACCTTGAAAAGCTGCCAACAAGGTCATAGCAGGAATGTTGGTATTTTGTGCAATTCTAAACAGGCTGGTAGCAAAGTTGCCGGCAGCACGGTCTGTGGTCATTACACTGCGAAAGTATGAATACACAGCATCGTATTCGTTGACAGGCACATTGACGTCAAAGCTGTAGAAGCGATCAAACACTCGTACTGTTAAGTCTTCTCTAAGGTTGGTTTCGTTTACTGTGCTCATTAGTCGCTTAGTGGTTGTGGTGCTGCAGGTGTTGTACCTGAAGTAGTAATAGGACCGGTTGGAATGAATACGCCGCCACCGATTGGTACATTAGCTAATGGTCGTATTACTCCAGGCAAAGCTCCTTTGAGGACATTTGTACCCAAGACAGTAGCTTCGCTTACTGCAATACTGCGGAGGTCTGCACCTTTCATGGTATTGTAGGCTGTTCCTGCTTTTTGTGCTGCACCAATCAAGCCCAACACACTGCCTTTTTGCAAGTCTTGGCTGATACCGCCTGCCACATCCAACAAGCCGCCTTGACCCAGAATGGTCCGGGTACTGCCTGCTCGTGCAATAGGACTTGGTTTGCGATCGTAGTGTGCTTCGTTGGCAAATCCACTGGCTGCGGTATTGGGTGCACCTTGATAGTATTTCACAGTTTCATAGGCAATGCTCATGCTGTGCTGCATAATACCTGATCCCTGTGCATAATCGTACTGATCATGACTCCAGTTTGTGATTAAGGGATTGATCAACACATACTCAGCGTACTTGCGTTGATAGTCAAATCCATAAATGCGAATGTCGGTAAAAAACGGAGGCTTTCCTTTGGTACCATCACTGGTGCTTTCACCAATGAAGCCCCAGTCGTTGACCACACGGTCATTGTTGTAGATATCTCGGGTGTTGTAGCCAAAGCCCGTGGTACGATTGGCCTGTGGACCAATGCTGCCATTGGTGTTGCTGTCGTTGCCGTATTTCTGTGTGGGATCTTTGTAGTAGTAGCTATAGTAATTGTACCACATGTTTCGCACAAGATCGCCACCGTCGTCGTGAAAAGTAATGTTGATAGGATCGTAGTTGATCTTGGTCTGTATCACTCGTTTGCGATTGTACTGATTCAGTGTTTCAGTTTGAATGGAATACTTGGGCAAGTCAACAGTTTTGACCACCAGACTGAGATCGCTGACATCAGACAACCCCATTGCTCCAGCAAGATAAGGAATTTCTTTGACGTTGATACTGAAACTCACATGAAACAGAAACTTGAGCTTGGGCTTGAGCTCGTATCCGTTGCTGCGAAACACCTTGCTTGCGTGAGTGTAATCACGCAAGGTGTCAGAACCAAAGAAACCTTTTAGGAGACTTTGTCCCCAGGTGGTATCTGCCATGGGCTATTAGCTACCAGCGCCTGTTACTACATCGCCTATGGTTCGGCCAATGCCTGTGGCCACACCAACACCATAAGGAATCTGGTTAGCATTGTCAAACGCAATAGTCAAGTTGATGGTAACTGGTGCACTTTCAGCATAGCTCATGCCGCCGTAGTCTGCACTCTTCAAGTAGCAACCATACAGTTCCCATGTTTCCAACACAGTTGGTTGTTCAGCACCGTTGCCGCCGTCTAGGATTTCAAACTTAGTTGTAAACTTGTAGTCGATACCAGACGCTGCTGATGCCATTTCTAAGAAGTCCATTTGCTTTTGTAGTTGTTCGCCAACTAGTCGGCTGACTGCACCACTTGCATCATCGCGGATTTCGCATGTGGTATCTGCCCAAGTGTGCTTGCCAGCCAACTTGAGAGTACTGTTGTAAATTGGCAATGTGATTTCTTCAAAACTCAAATTGGGTCTTGCAAAAGTCATCACTTGCTTGGTTAATTCAGTTCGTGGAGTTGACACACCGAAGTTTTCAAACATCACTCTGAAGCGATATTTGAGTTTGGGCATCAGCAGACCTTGAGTGCTTGCACTTTGATCGCTGGCCAACGGTACTGTCATTCTCTGTAATGATGAAACTGCCATTTTTGATATCTCCTATATGTTTTATTTAGCTGTAATCTCTAGCCCAAAAGTGGGGCCCAGGGCCCCACTTAGAGTTTCATCACGCTCCACCAGATATTTCACCAGTGTTCTTGATTCGCAACGGAATGTAGATAAACTCAATTGCCTTGACTGGTTCAATAGCAACGTCTACCCATAGTTCGTTACGATCAATACGACCCGGGGTATTGTTGCTCAAATCGCACACTACCAAGTAGTCATAGATTGCTCGTTTAGAAATCAAGTCAATCATCAAACTGTTGACAGTGTTGGTGATTTCGTTGCGAGTAATCTCGTCGTTGGGTTCAAACAAGTACAACTTGCCAATTTCTTCCAGGCGTCCACGCAAGAACGCAACCAGTCGGCTAACGTTGATACGATCCAGTGCGCTGGTGATACTGGTTGTGGTCTTGTTACCAAAGTTGGTAATACCCACACCTGGAATAAAGGTAATTGGGTTGATGTCTAGATCATACAACACATCACGAATACCTTGGCCCACGTTGATCTGTATGAATTCACCTGTGGCACTATCAATGTAACCAATGGCTGTGGCATTGTCCACAACACCGCGGCGTGTACCAGCTGGTGCCAACCATGGATAGCTGACTTCGTCGCTGCGAATAATAGTACGCATCATCATGTGACTTGGTGGCTGTACTACCAACTGGCCGCCAAGATCTGTGGTCTGGCAGCTGGGATAGAATGTGCCCATGTACTGACTAGCAGCAACCAATCCGTCCTGTGTATCTAGACCCAGACCACCGTTGTTGGTTGCCCACGCAGTGAGATCCGTTCCGTTTGCAGGCAGTCGCATCGGGGTGTCACCAATCACAAACAGGGTGTTGTTACGCTCATTGCTGAGTGCAATCATGTTGGGGATCAACTCTGGATATGCAGGAGTAGCAATCAAACTGTATTGAGCCTGTTCTTCACGAGCCGATGCACTAGTATCTAGACCCGCTTTCATAGCTTCCACTACCATTTGACGCTGTGCTTGACGGCCTGACCACATAGCACCATTGGTTTTGTTGCCGCTGGCAGTGAGCCATGTATTGGTTTCAGCTGGCAATGTATCATCAGGGAATGATGTAGCATTGAAGTAGTTGTTCTGGAAACTCTTGACGTTGTATCCTGAACGACGTGTGTTGAACAACAACATGCCCTGTGGATATAGATCAGGATTAGGAGCATCTAGATCCAAGTAGTTGCTGGTCAACAAACTGGTAATAGTTGGAATAGGATCAGCAATAGGATCTGTGGTGCCGTTAGGTGCCCAGCGAGCATCTGCAAACAAGATACCATTTTCAGTAACTTGATCTGTGGTATCAACTGGCACCCACTGGTCTACACCGCTCACTGGCTCCCAGCGATACAGTGCAGGATAGTTTTCTAGATCGCTACTATCGATCCACAAGTCACCATATTCCAGAGGACTTTCAGCAGCGTCTGTTTGTGTGGTCGGTGCTGTTGCTGCCACAATTGGACCTGCTGCATTAGTGTCTTGCAGGTTGAATCCTCGAACATCATTGGTAACGTTTTGATACCCTACCCAAGCACCGTTGTTTTGAATCATGATGTCGGCTTCGCTCACAGTGCTGTAGTACCACAGGCGACCGTTGGCAGGATCTTGATCTGGTTCAGTAGTGCTGGCTGTGTATGTAAAGTCTGGAGTAGTTCTCCAATTGCTTAGAACCAACCATCCTGCTGTTACGTTGTTTGGACGAGCACCATCGGTGAACACAGTAAATCCAGCATTGGTCAATGGAGTTCCAGTAATGTTACCTAATACAATAGTTCCTCCTGCACTGTGAGTAAAAACAATAGCTCCTGCTGAGTTAATGCTTGCACTCACAAATGGAACGTTGGCACCACTTACTGCTGCCACAAAATCTGCAGGGGTAGTTCCTGCTAGAGTTACCAACACTGCTGGTTGTTGTACATTTGATCCTGGCAGTGTTCCGCTGATTCTGAACTGATTACCAGTAACAAAAGGTGCAGGTGGTGGTGCAGACGCAGTGATAACTGTGGCACCGATAGCAACTCTTTCTAGGATTTCAAAAGAAAATGTTTCATTGGTAGAACCATTGGCACTTGAGTTCCATTCTACATATGTGGTTCCAACCGGAATATTTTTGCCACCGCCCACGGGGTCTAGTGCAAAAATTGCATTACGATCGTTTGCGTATGCAGGGCAAGCTTGCGATACAAAAGTGTCTAGTGCAGCGTTGTACTTGCTGAGACGCAATGCAAGACCATTGTTGGCAGGACTGACGTTGTTCCAGACAGAACCTGTTGGACGAGGACTAGTATCTGTGGTTCTCCAACGTGGCACTTGATAACTGTAGCTTGGGAAATAACTAGGTGCAAAAAATTCACCAGTTGGGATTCCTAGAGCCAACAAAAGTGCTGTACTAGATGAAGGATCGGTTCCAAGATCGATGGTAACAATTCCGCCGTCAGCAGTAGAACCATCGTTGGCAGCGGTTGAGTCTGCAAAAATTGACAACTTCAGGGCGATACCAATGCCAGTTGATGTTGCACTAATACCTGTAATAGCAGCAGTGTTGATCGCTGCTGCTAGACCTGCTACTGTGTTGTTGGGAGAAGCTGGCACTGTGATCAAACTGTCATTGAGTCTAAATGTAGCTCCTGCTGTTAGGCTGGTTGGAGTACCGGTGCCTGCAACTGTGGGCCATGAATTTTTCCATTCGTCGCTGCCAATCAGCACCCATTCGTTTGCAGAGTTTTTGTAATAACCAAAATTATTAACACTTGGAGGCTCTGATGATGTTGCAACTGAAGCCATGCCCGCAACCACAGCATAATCTCCAATGCTGCCAACTGTCTGCAACGGAGCAAAAAGATTGTTTTCAGCATCTACTACTTGAGCAGTGTCAGTGATTACTATTGGAGTTTTTACTGTGAACTGATTAGTGGTTTGATTCCATTCTTGGATGCCCCACAATGAAGTACCAGTGTTGAGCCAGTATGTACCATCTGCAGGATTACCAGTGGGACGAGTCAAGCTGGCAGTGAGCTCAGCAAGGTCAATGTCCACACGTTGAATGTATGCACGATTGGTTACACCCAACGTAGAATACGCTGCCAACAAACCATATTCGTTGAGTTCGTATCCATTGATTGGTGTTCCATTAGTAGTCTGATAAAAGAATGGCACACCAAAGGTAGCTGCCAAATCTCGTTGACTAGTAATAAGATAAGTTTTGTTTGCGTTGGCTGCAAGCGTTCCTGCTGCCACTGTTGCTCCGTTTGCACTAACTTTGTTTTGTGCAGTAGCAACCAAGAAGTACGGTACTGTGTTGACCGCAGATGGGATATATTGACTCTCGTCAATTACTGTTACTTCTACGCCTGGTGAAATTAAAGCCATGGTCGATTCCTTTTCAAGTTCTAATATTTATGGATCGCCGCTAAAAAAGGGCTGTTACGGTGCCCTTTGGCAAAGGTCCGCTATAAATATACTGTGAAAAGACCTATCTGTCCTGCATGTAATCAACGTCCGTGTGCGGTAAACTATCACCGAGACGGAGTACCACACTATCGTGCCAGGTGTGATTCTTGTAATCGCAAAAACCGTGGCATAAAAGCAAGAAAACCCAGCTGGGAGTCAGCTGGGTACAAGAAAAAAATGCAGTGCGATCGTTGCGGGTTCAAAGCACGATATTCAGCCCAAACTTTGGTGTATCATGTGGACGGGAATCTTGCCAACTGCGACACAAAAAATCTCAAAACAGTGTGCCGTAACTGCGAAGTCGATTTATCGAAATCTGATTCTGTATGGCGTCCCGGTGATCTGCAACCAGATGCCTGATCAGTTCAATGGTGTTGCGTTTCAAATCCGGCAGCGTTCCATTGTTGTCAATCACATAGTCTGCCATCCAGGGTTCCAGGGTCATGCTGCTGCTGTCTTCTTGGGGCAGGTGATCACTGCGATCCACCCAGATACAGTAGTCAAACACTCGGGAATTTTTCATGGCATGAAACTCGGCTTTGTTGCGTAGACCGCAGTACACAGAGTTTTCTGCAAAAATTTCTCGTCCCAGTCTAGCATAGTCATCTTTACAGTACTCATGAATCATGTCGTACCATTCTGCTCGATGGTTGTGCCGATCCAGATAACACTGTTCGTAACTGGTGTATCCGTACTTGTGTTTGAGTTCGTCGTAGATGAACTTTTTGGCACAAAAACTAGAACTTGAGTCAAACGAGTACTCGAATTCCTCACGTAAAATGTCACATACAGTGTCTTTGCCGTGACGACCGTGTCCTATAATAAGCAGTTTGGGAAGATGTTTCATTGTGTTAACTCCTGAAGCCAAGCCCTGCAAGTGGGCCAATCTCGATAAATGTGTGCATGACCACCAGCTTCGATCCACTCGGTGCAGTTGCTGGTTCTGTCATCGATCAGGATATCGCCCGGCTTGCAGTGACGCCATTTGTCGTAACTAAATGGTCCAAAGAATACCGGGATATCAGGATAACGTTCGTGTGCCCACCACACTTTGTCGCTGGCAGCATAGGGCATTGTATAGTCATGCGGTAGTGCTGTCAGGAACGTCACACGCTCTGCACAACCTGTTGACACTAGATCTCGGCAGTACTGTACCAGTTCATCAGCACCTTCTTTTTTGGGAAGGTTTCTGTAAAAATGTTGTTTTGCCTGTAGTTTTTTCCAGTCAGCATCTGGAATAGATTCTCCATAATTCCAGTTACGCTTTACCATTTCTCTAGCAGTCTTCATCCAGTCTGCTACTACATCATCCATGTCTAGATAAATGTTCATTTCAGTGTCTTTACGTTTAGGTGTTGCAGGGTACGTTGCAACATGCCAATTTGTCTGCGGCAGTCTTCGAGGGCATGATGGCTAGTAGGCGGGATTGGTTGATCAGGCCACAGTGAGAACACTGTGCGGCTGTCTCGTACCATGTAGTATTTCCAAGGCAAGGGTTTGTGATAGCTCTTGTAGGCGTGCTCCAGAATGTTCATGTCGTATGTGGGGCCTTGTGCCCATATTCTGTTGGAGTGCCAAATTAGCTTACCCAACTCGTCTAGTGCTTGATCCAGTGGGATTCGGTCTTCTTCAGCAAAAGCTTCGTCACGAATCACAGCAGGTTGAGTAGCCCACCACTCAATTGTGCCTTGATCAATAGCACGGTCTTCTTGACTTTCTAGTGTTACTCTTGCATAGTAAGATCGACCTGAATGGCCTTGTCCAAACGGATCAAAGCTTTGAGCCGCAATGGTTAGGATACAGGTGTCAGGACCAGTTGCTAGCCCTTCAAGATCGATCATTAAGTCCATGCTAACATTATAGCAGGACAACATATAGATGTCTAGTTAAGAGAGTAAGTCTATACCCAAATTAGAGTCAAACCATTTGATCATTCCGTCTGACGTGACATGCCAGTCATCTTTATCTAAATATCCGTGTTGATTTCCCCATTCGTAAGGACTAATGTGTTGATTGATTTTGTTCCAATTTACTACATTATAAAGAGGTGCACTAGTGTCGATACTACCTAACCCATATCCAAATTTAGTATTGGTATAATCTTTGTGTATATCATATATAAAGTTCATCTCATAATCAATTTTTTTATTTTCTAAGTATGACTGTATCCCAATTATATTCAACAAAGTTTGATCAGTTAGGTATCTTGGAGAAATTGTTTTATATTGTGTTTTAAAATAATTGTGAATGAACTTTGGAATGTTAGAGCCCCAATCCTGAAGCGGTCCGCTATGATACCATACTATTGGATCTTGATTATCAAAAAAGCCATACGGATTATCATGAAGTTTATATAATTTGTGCAATTCAATGTCTATAGGAATACTGATTCTGTTAATGCCGGACCAGAGTATAATTACTTTTTTGTATTCTTGACGACTCAATTGATACATTACACGACTGGCAATACTGGTATTTGATGAAGCAGCTGAGCCACATCGATCAACCCGTTGATGATTTATATTTGTTATAGACTCAACAAAACTACATCCTACAATCAATACATCTTTTATCATTGATATTATCCGATAACCCAGGTAATTGGCTGTGAGCCGTCAACATAGTTTACCAATTGCAACAACAGTGCATCCATTTGAGTCTGTGCTTCTGATTTCATGGCTGCACCATTCAAACTGCCGCCGCCCTGTGGTCCGGCAATTGTGGCAAACTTTTCACGTGCTTCGCCAATGATCATTTTACAGTTGGCCACCATGTAGTCCCGGATCCACTGCGAGATTTGGAAGTCACTCAACAAGTTGAATTCAGGTTTGAGATTGTAGCTCCACAACAACACATTTTCACCAGTGCCTTTTGGATCTCGGATCAGTTGCAGTTTTTTGGTCACAGGGTTGAATGTGTAGTTCATGTAGGCACCAAACATTCGGCCCGCCAGTTCCACATACTGACTGTAGTAGTCATATGTAGCCAGGCCGCCTGCTACGTTGAAGTTCATGAGATACACGTTCAGTGAAGCCTGAGCAAACGGATCAAAGTTTGATGCAAACGGTCCGGTTGAGTCACCAAATGTACGACGGAAAATCTGACGTACACTCACAATTTCCTGGGGCAGAGTGTAGATGTTGACGTCTTTGACCAATTCCATGAAGCTGTAACTTTCTTCATAGGCATTGCTGGCACGTTGTCTATAGGTGCCTATGGTCTTTTGATAGGCCGCTTCATAGTGAGAAGGATCCAGCTCGATGTCAATGATCTGATCACCAAGCTGGAGTTTTACGTACTCTATCAAGTTTTGCTTGAGTGTATCAAGCGAGGATTGTTGCTGTTCTGCCATTGGGGGACTCCGTCCCCATTATTTACCAGCTCTTGAGCACAATCAAGTTCTCTGTACCACGCCCGTTGAACGGTGTTTCTGTGGTGGTTAGATCTTTGTAGATCTTTCTTGCGGCTGGCTTGCCTGCGGCTCCCAATGCTTTCAACACTTCAGCTGGTTTACGCACAGTCTTTTGCTGTGTTTCCACTGTGCTGAATCCAATCACACTGTTGTTTTTGACGGTGAACACCTTGGCATACTCATCAGCTACCACGTGAATCAGTTTGCGTTTTTTGGTGTCATACAACCAAGCTTCACTCTTGTCCACCAGGCTTGCAGCCGGCAGGCCTTTGAGTTTGAGTTCAGCAAATTCTACGATGTGTTTGAACTTGGCTGCTTTTTTTTCTGGCGGCACTACTTTGGCCTTGCGTGGTTTGCGTTCAACTTTCTTGATCTGCACATAGCTGCCACAGTCAGTGATCACTAGCTCACAGAACTTGATACAGTTGCGAAGTTGCACCTTGGTCAAAAAGCCATATGCTTCTACCAGTTGCGGATCTTTGCCAGCAACCACAGCTTCAAATTCTGCTTGCTTTTTTTGCCAGATACCACTGAGCACACTCACCATTTGAGGAGCCACATTCATGCCACGAATGGTCATGATTGGTTTGTAGTCAGCTGACATCTTGGCACCAGAGGCCACAAACTCATCAAATAGTCCGTCAAGTTCACCAGCACATTCGCTGACTTTTTCACGCAGGCGGTCCTGGATTGTCACACGTGGAACTTCGGGTTCAGCAGTTTCTTCCTGGGCTTCTTGCTTTGACGCAAGAATTTCTTTCAGCAAAGTTTCCAGTTTTGAATGTTCCTGTACAGTGAGTTCCAGTCCCACCATGCTCATGCGGCACAGCCAGCCAGTGGTGAGTCGAATAGAACTGTCTGACACACCACGCAATAGCCTGACATCATTTTTGCGGCCATGTGTTTCCAAGTAGGCCACAATCATGTCTCGGGCATCTTTTTTGCCATAAAAGTAATTGTACCAGCCAAACGCTTTGCTCATTCTACTGGTGCGATTGTCAGTGGGTTGCACTTCCCAAGTGGGTTCTGTGCCCATGACTTGAGTGTCACCACTGCGTGGATTCAACAGTTTTACGGGTTTAGCAGTTACTTTCACAGCGGCTCCTTGTTGCATTGTTGTAATTATAGCACTTGCCCATTTTATGGTCAACCTGTACATAAATAGTACTACCATGCCAAGACTTAGCCTATACCGCCCCAATCGAACCCGCGATTACCAATTTTTGGATCGCACCATTGCCGAAATGTACACTGTTGGCGGTGTGGACATCTATGTGCACAAATTCATGGGACCAGAAACTGGGGGCGAAGATTCGGAATTCTCTGGCAATGCTGACGCTACTCAACCTGTGTATGATGAACTAAGTCCCTTAAACATTCAAGATCTGTTGCTGTTGGAAAACCGTGATCGAGTATATGACCAGGACATATATGTCATGCGTGGTGTGTACAATTCACAGGACATTGACTTTGACCTTAGCCAGTTTGGTTTGTTCTTGAACAATGATACCCTGTTTATCACGTTTCACTACAATCGCATGATTGACACGTTTGGCAGAAAACTCATGACTGGCGATGTGCTGGAAGTACCCAACCTCAAAGACTACAATCCACTAAACAGTACCATACCATTGCCTTTGCCCAAATACTATGTGATACAGGATGCAAGTTTTGCCAGTGAAGGATTTAGCCAAACTTGGTTGCCGCACCTGTGGCGTGTGAAAGCAACACCCTTAACCAATGCACAAGAGTACAAGGATATCCTGAAAAAACCAGTTGTGATGGAACAAATTTGGGATCCAGGAAACTTTTATC